CGCACGGTTGCCAGCCGCCGCATTGCGGAAACAGACAGGGCCACGCGGTCAATGGCCTGCTCGTAATCCTCCGGGACGAGAAAACCGCCGTCCGGGTCGGAGAGAGTAGAGAGTCCGGCCTGAACCTCCAGGTCGCGTAACCCGCCTTCCGTACCCTTGCGGAACCACTTGCCGAATGCGTCTTTGTGCTGCGACTTCACCCTGTCCAACTCGTTCCTGCCGCCACCGGGGAACTGGCCCTGCGCGACTGCGGTTTCGAGGGTGTCAAGCCGCTTCTTCAATGCCGAAATCTGCGCGATGTCCGCATTGATCTTGTCCACCTTCTCGGAGAGAAGGGGATCAGCCGCGCCCTTCTTCTCGATCTCTTTCAGGCGGGCATCGTTCTCAGCCTTGAATACATCAAAGGCTTTCCCGAGGGCCTGGATTGTTTCTTTAAGCTCTGCGCTCATTACTTTCCTCCATTGTAGATTTTTTGAATCAGGCTTTCGGCCTCGGCCTTCAACTCAGCATCACGCAGAGGCTTGAAGCGTTCGGCCACTATTGCTTTTGCAAAGGATCGAGAAGCGCCAGCATCACGCAGGGCTCGTTCGATTTCTCTTTCAGTCAAATCCCGCCCCTCTATGCTGCAAATGCCATCAGGGGCGTTGGCGTACATGGTCAGATCGAATTGGGCTTTTGCTGCCTTGCCGGTCTCAAGAATGGTGTCGATGAAGCCTTTTTCCTTGGCTTCCTTGGCGGTGTACCAGGTCTCGGCCTTCATAATTTCTCTCATCTCGCGCTTGCCAATCTTGGAGCGGCCAGCGTAAACGTCGAGCATGTTGCCGGATATCTTCTCAAGGAGATCGGCCATCTCGCGGAGTTCGTACTGATTGCCGGCCGTGTAGATCCACGGGTCGTGAATCATCATCATGGTGTTGGAGTATGCCTGGATTTCCTTGCCAGCCATCGCCAGCACGGAGCCCATTGACGCGGCCAGGGCTTCGATGCGGATGGTGACTTTGCCCTTGTGGTTCGCCAGGGCATTGAAGATCGCCATGCCGTCGAAGACATCGCCGCCGGGGGTGTTGAGGCGCACGAGGATATCCTTATCCCCGAGGCTGTTGACATATCGAACGAGATCCCCGGCGTCGTTGTAAGGCCAGCCGATAACGTCATAAACCAGTATCTCGGCCTGGTCGTTTGCACTTGCCTCGATCTTGTACCATTCAGGTCGGTCAAGGGGCTTTCCCCAGAACCGAGATACTGCTTCTGCATTTTTCTGATTGCGATAGCTGAGATTCATTCGTCTTCTCCCTGAGCGGGCTCTTTTTTTGCCGGTTCCTTAACCGTGCTGGTCCTGGTGCGGTATTCGTCGCCGCCGTCGTATGGATTCATGTCCATGAGTTCCCGGGCCTCGTTCGGGCTGAGAATTTCCGTGTTCACGCCTATCTGGAATCCCGCCATCTGGTCTTTGAATGACCCGCGCAGGAGGCCGCGCAGCTCAAATTTCGCGTAGTAGGTTTTCCGTTCTTCCGGGGTGAGCAGGTCGCGCCTGATCGCGCTCTCGTAGGAAGCAACGTCGATGGAGAACATCTGATAGAAAAGCATAAACTGCTCTGAGCTTGCATAGGTTGGCGACTTGTCGCCGCCGTTGACGAGCATAAGGGGAACACGGAACATCCCGCAGATTTGAGCCTCGTTCAGTTTCATCTGCTCCAAAAACTGAGCGTCAACGAGTTTTATCTGTGGAAAATCAATGGTCATATTCTCGTCGATCAGCATGAATTCGTGGTCAGACCCCAAGCCCTCGTATTTCGTCTTGAGCTCTTCGCGGAGCTTGGCGTGCTGCGGGGAGTTGAGGGACAGGGGGTGTTTGATAACCGCGCTCGGATGCATCCCTTTTGAAAACCACTTGGCAAGGTGCTTCTCGCTTGCGATGCCCTTGCCGATTGCCTCCCGCGCGTACTCAATGGGATTCATGCCGGTGAAGCCGTCCAGGGTGAGGCCGCGCAGGTGGAATACCTGTGTCTCGTTCAGGTGGCGTATGTCGCCGTTGGGGAATTGCAGCTCGTAGTCCAGGCTGTAGTCCTCATTCTGCTTGATTGATCGGAGCATGCTCGCCGGGATGGGGATGAGTGACTTGATCGGCCCGTCATTACCTATCCTCGCCTTGTACGCGCAGAAATTACCGCGCAGGGAGACATATGCCTCGGCCATGCCCCAGAAGTCGGGAGCGGTCATCCATGAGTTCGGCTGATGGAGAAGCAGGTCGTACAGATAGAAATCGTCAGCCTTGTTCCGCATCCGTCCGGCTGTCCGCATGACGTGACAAGGTAATCTCTGGAGGGTGGATGCTCGCATGCGGACGCAGTTCTGAACCGTGATGAGCCGCATGGCCGTATCGCTGTTCACGCTCACACCGGAATCGGTGATGCCGCCGCCCATAACGGAAAAGATCATCTTTTCGAGTTCGCGCGGGTGCATGCCCTTTGGTCTGGGAAGGCGGGAGACGAGGCCCATTATTTGCCCCTCATGAGATAGCCGATAATCATCAGGAATACGCCGCCCGTGCAGTATGAGAGCCGTGGATCGTATCCGTACAGGCCGTAACAGAGCAGGCCGAGCCCTCCGATCATCAGGAAATCCCTGATATCAAGGGCATCCGCGAGAACCTTGAGGCGGGAAAGGAGGTAGGGCGCAAAACGTTTGATGATCTTGAGGTAAAACGAAAACCTTGAGGTGGGGATTCTCGCCATTTGGCGAGATTGTGAATCAGATTATTATTTTATTCAATTTTGATATTCGCTATATTCGCTTATTTCATAGTATATTTGCATGCAATAAAAAAGCCCGGCTGGATACCGGGCTGATGAGGCTTTAATGGATGGTTTATTTTTGCTCGATCAACTTCTTTTCATCGAGATTGATTACTGAGAGTTTCCGCTTATTCATGGCTGACTTGATAAATGCCGCCCTCATAATCTTCTTTTGCCGCTCCCCTTCCTCGTCCATGCTGAGAAGGGCGTGGTTGACGTTCATAAGTGCGGCTTGAGCCCTGTTCAGTTCGCGCCTCACCTTTGTCATTCGCTTATCGAAAGCCCTGGTCACCTGGTCTTTCGGGGATAATACCTCAAAGCCAGGTTGCTCTTTCGATCTTATGAGGCAGATATTATACTCATCGAGCAGGCTTTCTATGGCCCTGTACCTCTGCAATCTCTCCATTTCGATTGCCTTATACTGCTCGTAGGTCATCGCCCCCGAGGGCTTCTCGATTGACATATACTCGTCAATCTCTTCGTCGGTTATAATAATCCCATAACCCTCCTTCTGGAATCTCTTCACGATCTGATCTATCGCCTCTTTGTAGCCTGGATGCTTCCTTACCGCTTGGTCCATTATTTCCTCCTTTTTGTTTATCCTCGCCCTGCCTCGCCCGGCCTGGCCTTGCCTGGCCGCGCCTTGCCTTGCCTTGCCCTGCCTCACAAAGCCTTGCTATATCTTCTCCACAGCAAACCTTCCGAGCCGTGGTCTTTTCTCGCAAAGGCCGACGAATCGCCCCGCATCCTCTATGATCGCCGTCATGGTGCGCTCGTCAAATACCTGTTCGTCTATCAGGATGGTAACGAGCAATGACCATTCGTGGAATATCGGCCTGGTTCGTAACACCTGGTTATTTGACACCTTCACCATACACTGATGCTTGTAGGTGTCGTAAAACTTATCAAGCTCCGCGTTCGGTATGGTGTTGGTGTTATTCACCTTGATTTTCGGGCCTTTATAATCGAGTTCATACCAATCCTCGGCAACCATAGCTCCGGACTGGTACTTCTGACCATTCTTCGTTCGCTTCGCGGCCCTAAGAAAACACGCCTCAATGTTCTCGGCAGGAAGCGCCACAACTCCATCATGCAGATACAGCCCTGCCTCCCATTCAACGCGGGCGATCTCCATGTAATCCTGATCCGTCTTGTTTCGCTTCGCCGTCAATGGCTTCATGTGCTGAGTGTAGGCGTTTAATGGATTCGCCATGTTTTTGTTGTGCATCAATAACGGTGTCTGCCCAATTAACCGATAACCAAGTTCCTTCATGCAAGTCCTCCTTTTTGTTTATCCTCGCCTTGCCGCGCCCTGCCCCGCCCTGCCTCGCCGTGCCGCGCCAAGCCTTGTTATATTCGATCTTGCCTTTTCTTCTCCATCCACTCGATTATTTCAGACTCGTACCAGCCGACAGAGTTGCCGCCCAACTT